TTCGAGGACCTGGGCGCGGCAACGGCTTTTCTGACCACCAAAGGCTTCAGCGCAAGCCAAGCCGCAACTCAACTGCGGGCGATGATGACCGCCCTACTCAACCCCAATGTCGCACTGAAAAAAGCCTTTCAGGAAGTGGGGTTCGCCAGCGGCACAGCGGCGATTGAGCAGTTGGGCCTCGTGGGGGCGTACCAGGCGCTGATCGATAAATCCCCGACATTCCAGAATAACATGGCCGGGGCCATTGGCAGCGTGGAAGCGCTGAATGGTGTCATTGCCCTGACCGGCGGCGGCTTTGATGCATTTAGCACTCAATACACCAGTGCGCTGGATGGAGCAACAGATGCGGCGCAGCAGATTCAGTTGGGCAGCGTAGCTGCTCAAACGGACCTGCTCAAATCGTCCTTAAGTGCCTTGCGGATCGAAGTCGGAACCGCGCTGCTGCCTGCTGTGACCAGTCTGGTATCCCATGCGCGCCCGGTCATTACGACGATGACAGAATGGGTCGCTAAAAACCCGGAGTTGATCGTACAGCTAGGGAGTGCCGTCGGCGCATTGGCCGGACTCAGCAGCGGTATGGTAGCCGCGGGCACGGCTATGAAGGTCGTCATGGCCCTCGCCGGGGCATTGACCAGCCCTATTGGACTGTTGATAACTATCGGAACCGGGCTGTACATGGCCTGGAAAAATAACTTTTTAGGCATTCAGAATATTGTGGCCCCGGTGGTCAACCGGCTGACCAGCGGATTTACGCAGATTGGCCGCACGTTTAATGTCCTGAAAAGCCAGTTTGAAAAGGGCGGTCTGGAACAGGTTGTTCGCACCTTGTTCGGCGGCAGTATGGTCGAACAAATTTTGACCGCGTTTGGGATGGACGGCACCCTGGCGACGGCCATTGGGGATGGTCTGCGTAATGTGTTTATCCCGCTGGCAAACGGGGACTGGCGCGGCGCATTAGATGGACTGGTGAACGGATTCGCGGATCTCAGCCGGTCTATTGTGGACAAATTGATTGAGATTGCACCAGGTGTGCTGACCGCCCTGGAAACGCTGGGTGCAGCCTTATTCGCCTGGATTGTCGCTACCGCGCCTAAAGTGGCCGCGCAGCTACTCGAATGGGGCAAGACATTTGTTGACTGGATCGGGCCGCAGATTCCGCCCCTGCTGGACAAGTTAGGGCAATTGGCGGCATACCTCAT